GAAATATTTTAGGTTCTAGTAAAGGGCTTTATAGTGGTTTACATTTAGGGTTAAATGGTTTTTCAACTCCTAATAGGCTAAACATGCTAAATCCGGCATCTATTACAGAACCTAAAATTAAACCCGTTTTTCATATCAATGCAGATAATGTTTTATTAAATTCCGGAACTATACAAACTTGTGTAAACCAAGTAAAAGTAACTCCTAATGAATTATTTACTACTATTACCAACGTATTAGATCAAACTGCCGGAACAACATATAGGCCTCCATTGGTTTTAAATGCTTTAGGTGGTAAAGCATATATGGATTTTTCAGATACGGGTAATAGATATTTAGCCTCTAAGGTTACAACATTTCCGGCATTTTATGCCACAACATCACCATCTGTAAGTGCAACCGGATTTACTTATATGTTTGTAATTAAACGTAAAAAAGGTGGTACTTATTCTATATTAGATGGTAGAGATAGTACAATTTTATCTACACCTAATGATATATTAATAGAGGTGGATTCATCCGGCAGAATAACTTTTGATTATAAAGGTGGTTTTGGCGGTACACCATCATCTATAACGGGTACAGCCGGAATTAATTTACTAAATGATTGGGCTATACTTACAATAAAATGCCAATTAAGAAATGATGGAGGTGCTATACCGGTAGATGGTGCCGGTGCATCTCCCGTTTCTAAAAGGTTTGAAATGCCTATAAATGCTAGGTTAGGTAGTAGTTCACCTATTGATATTTTTGTAAATGGAATTGAACAACAGAAAACCATCACAACAAATAACTTTACAAATGGAGATTATTATAATGATGGTACATTTAGAATGTTAGATAGAAATATTTTCATAGGAAACAAAGGCTCTGTATATAGTACAAGTGGCACACAAATAGCATCATGTTTAATGATTCCGGCATATATTAGTAAAGGATTGCAAACTAAGATAGAAAACTATTTTAGATGGTATTACAATAGGCCATTTTAATCATTATAAACGGGTAATATTGAACTAAACATAGAAATATCATTACCAACATATAGTTCAACTCCGCGTTCATTTAGTTTTTTACGTAGGTTTGAAAAATCTTTTAATGCTCTATTTCTTAAACTATCCGTATTAAAATTTTCATGTGTGTTAAAATCTACACCCCACATAATTATTTTTTTAGCACCTAATTTATATGCTAAATGTACGGCTACAAATGGAGATGTAATAGAGTAAACAAATCTATGTGAATCAAAATCATCTAAAACACCCCTACCTCTAGATAGTTCAATTAAAGTAAAATTTTCAACATAGTTTTTATTGTCTTGTAATTGAGAGTAAAACATAGCATTTGATTCCTTTAATATTTTATGCCATTCCGGATATGTTTCTATAGAATCAACTATAACAACATGATTAGTTTTAATCCATTTGTTTACATCATTAACACCTATAGTTATATTTCCATCATCTTTAAAAAAATCCTTAGATTCCCCTTTACCTATCACATGTATTATTGTCATTTTGTTGTCAATTTTTACGCGAATATAACAATTAATTTTACTTTCATGATAGGACATATATACATAAATGGGCAAATAGGCAACACTTATGATGATAATGGCAACATTACAAAGCAAGGTGTAGAACTTATTGATGTAGTTTCTCAAATACAAGATGTTTCAGATTCAGAGGCTATACACGTACATATTAATTCAGAGGGTGGTTATGTTTCTATAGGCCGTTCTATAGCTGAATTTTTAAAATCAGTACCTAATTGTTTTACTATTGCTGAAACTCTTTGTGCATCTATTGCTACAGAGATTCATTTAGCCGTACCATTACAAAATAGAATGATTGTAGAAGGAACTACTTACTTAATTCATAATCCATGGTTACAAAGTGTAAGTGGGGATGCATCACAATTAGAAGAGTACGCAAAAGGGATTAAAGAAACTGAAAGTGAAATGATCTCTATGTACGCAAAAGCTACGGGTATATCTAAAGATGCGTTAAGTGGATTAATGAAAATAGAAACATCATTAACTAGTGAGCAATGTTTGAAATTAGGCTTTGCTAGTGCGGTGTTACCAAAAATGGAAAAAAGAGCTATTGCTCTATTATATAACCAAAAACAAATAAATATGAAAAAACCTTTAATGGACAGATTAGCTTTAGCTATTAATGCATTTACAGAGGCTTTGAAAACTAACGAACGTACAGCCTTGGCTATGACTTTCGTAACTGACAAAGGAACTATTTTAACACCTTTTGAGGATGTTCAAGTAGGAGATGCTGTAACTTTAGAAGATGGTGCGGTAGCACCGGATGGAGATTACGTTACACTAGATGGAGATATGATCTCTGTTAGCGGTGGTGTAATTAGTGTATTTGTAGAAAAAGATTTAGTAGAGCCGGTTGCACCTAATGAAATGGATGCATTGAAAGCGGAACTTTCTGAATTGAAAGCTAAATTTGAAGAAAAAGAAGTTGAGCTTGCAAAAGCAAATGAAGTAGCGGAAACATTGGTAACTAAAATGGAAGAACTTGCAAAATTGGGTTCTAACTTTACACCGCCATCTGCTGTAGCACAATTTAGAAAAATAGAAGAACCTTCTAAGCCTAAAACAATGGCTGAAAGAAAGGTTGAATTAACTAATCTTAAAAAATAAAAAAAATGGCTGTAATTAGTTCAAGTGATTTAACATTCAACGGGCAAGAAATTAGAGAAATTTCTGAGGCTTTATTTACCGGTGCGTTTGCTAAACCGGATGTTGCACAATTCCATGAAGTAGTTGAGGGAATTGTAGCAAAAAAACAAATTGTAATTTTAGGCCGTATTAACGGATTGTTAGGTAAAGGTACAAATGCGTGCTCTGAATCAGATGCTACAAATTCAGTTACAAATACTGAGAAATTTTGGAATCCGGCATACGTTTCTGACAGATTAGCTTTTTGTTGGAAGGATTTACAAGGTACTTTCTTTATTTGGGGTGCTAAAAAAGGGATTGCAAAAGGAGATTTAACATCTACAGATTTATTAATTTACTTAGAGGAATTAGTAAAAGATGCAATCATTGAAACAATCTATAGATTAGCATATTTTGGAGATACTTCATCTGCTAACTACAATAGTTCACCGGCCGGAGTTATTACAAACGGAACAGATTTAGCATACTTTGATAAAATTGATGGTATTTGGAAACAATTATTTGCTATTGTTTCGGGTAATTCAGCACGTAAAACTGCGGGTTTAGCTACTAAAAATGCTCAATCTACATTTGCTTTACAAGCATTTGATTCAACAGATACTACTAATAAAGTTGCAACAACAGCTTTACAAAATATGCGTTATGGTGCGGATATGCGTTTACGTTCTTCTAATGATTTAGTTTACATTGTTACTCAATCTGTATATGATCAATACGAACGTGAATTAATCAACTCTAATGTAGCTTACACTACAGAACGTTTAGAGAATGGTTTAATGGTGTTGAAATCCGGAGGTATTGAAGTAGTTGCATTCCAACTTTGGGATAGAATCATTACTACTTATTTCTCAAATGGTACTAAATACTATTTACCTCATCGTGCAATCTTAACAACTAAAACTAACCTTAAATTAGGAGTTGAAGAAGTTGGTGCTTTAGGTGAAACAGATGTATGGTACGATAAAACTCTAAACAAAACTTATTTGAAGTTTGCGTTTGGTATTGATGCTAAAGTTGCTCAAAACGAGTTAGTACAATTAGCTTACTAGATATAACTAAAGGGGCTTAAAAAACCCCTTTTTTTTACTCACTTAAAAAAATAAAAATTATGGCTACAATATGTGGTAAAATTGCAAGTAACATTTTAAAATCATGTGCCAAACCATTACAAGGAGGTACAAAAGATAGAGCTATTATTATAAATTTTGATGATATTTCATCTATCGTTTATAATAGTACAAATACAGCTACTATTGAGGATATTGTTTTAGCAACGGGGAAAGTTGCTTACCAAATTGATGGAAAAAACAACTCTATTGCACCTAAATCTATGCTTGTAAAACAAGGATATGAAAATATGTTTGATCATGTTGTGCAAATGAAAGGTTTTGATATTTCACCGGATGTTAAAGAACAATTAAACTCTGCTAAAGATGGCCGTTTTGTAGTTATCGTTGAGAACTATTTTAAAGGAACTGCCGGAAATTCAGCTTTTGAGGTTTATGGTTTAACTACCGGTTTAGAAATTACAGCTTTAGAAAGAGATGCTAACAATGCAGATACACAAGGTGCATTTGATTTTACATTCTCAACAGCTTTAAATAAAGAACCTAAATTACCAAACAATTTGTTTATTACTTCTTATGCTTTATCAAAAGCTGTAGTTGACGGCTTATTGTCATAGGTTAATTAAAAAATAATGTTATTTTTAGGGTGTGAATCAATCACACCCTTTTTTTATGGAAAAAAAAATACAAGAAGTTTTAAGTTACGAAAATACAAAACAAGTTTGGAGATCAAATCCTAACTCTAAAGAATGGATTGAGGCAAACAAATTGAATTTTTTATTATTTGGAATCCATCTAAATAAGAGTGCTAAATGTGAATGTATTGAGGATTTATTTTTTGCATTAAAAAGAGATAATATAATAAACAAAATAACTGAAAAAATGGAAAAAGAATTTTTAGTAAAAAAAGATGTTTTAATTCAATCTTTTAATCATGATGCTATTTCAGAACATTCAACAGATGAGGAATGTATTGATGCATTAAATGCAAATCCGGCTATTATTAAATACTTTGATAAAGTACCGGATTGGTTCAAAGAAGGTAAAAAAAAGAAACCAAACGTTAAAAAAGTAGTTGCACCTAAATAATGGCTAAACTAAAATCTACAGCTCAAAAGGTTGAGCAAAGAATAAGTAGCAAAGAAAATCCGGCTTTTTACGTTCAAAAGTATGACTTTGATAATAAATATCCTCAAAGGGTAATTGACATTGTTAGTGATTCCGGAACGGCTAAAACTTGTTTGAAATTGCAAAGAAAATTTATTTTTGGTGGTGGTTTAAAAGATTCCACATTTTATAAAAATAAAGTTAATTCTAAGCAAAGTGTAGATAAATTTACGCGTAAAATAATTGACTATTATACTACACATGGTGGTGTATCCGTTCATGTTAATTATAATGGATTGCTACAAAAAAGAGAACTATCAATAATGCCATTTGAATATTGTAGATTAGTTTCGGAAGGAAATGAAAACTATGGTAAAATAGCTGTTTATGAGGATTGGGGGCATGTAAAGAAAAAAAAGTTTGCACCTACAGATATTATTTATGTTAATAAATATAATCCATCAAAAGTAGCGGAGGAAGTTGAGGCTTGTGGCGGTTGGGAAAATTACAAAGGGCAGATATTTTATTGGAATGGTGAATTGGATGATTATAATTTATGCCCTTTTGATGCCGTTTTAGAGGATATGCTAACAGAGGCACAAGTTAAAAAGTTCAAGCATTCAACAGCTACAGATAATTTTTTAGCTAGTCATTTATTGATTACCGGAAAAACAGAATCAGATGATGAGGCGGATGAATTTGATGAAAATTTAAGAAGTTTCCAAGGTGGGGATGGTGCCGGTAGAATCATGGTACTAGAACGTGAAAGTAATGAGGAATCAATAGAGCTTAAAAAGATTGAAATTCAAGATTATGATGGCCTATATGAGTATACAGAAAATAGTTCTAGGGATTCAATACTAAAAATGTTTTTGATTCCTCCGGTTTTATTGTTGCGTGTTTCCGGTTCATTAGGTACATCTAAAGAAATTAGTGATGCATTTGATTACTATAATGGTGTAACAGCGGATGATAGATTAATAATTGAGGAAATTTTAACTGAATTGTTTAGCAATTATCACTACGATATTTGCCCCTCAAAAGATTTTAGTATATTGCCATTAAAATACTCAAAAGCAATAGCACCGGAATACCTATCGTATTATACAAAAAATGAGATTCGTATAGCAAATGGAGATAGTGAGGATATAGATGCTAAAGCGGATGTAACTTTATTGGCCGTTACTTTAGGTGTGGGTGGTACACAAGCACTAACATCAATTTTAGGAGATACATTACTATCTATTGAGCAAAAGAAAGGAACTTTAAAGGTACTATTTGGATTAAATGAGGATCAAGTAACACAAATGTTAGGGCAATGATAAATACACCATTAATAACACTAGCAAATATACAAGCCATTAAATCTATTTCATTAAATGTTAATGAATCAAAACAACTTACACCATACATTTTAGAGGCTCAAAATTTTGATCTTAGAGAATTGTTAGGAGATGCATTTTACTTAGATTTAGTAGCGGATTTTGTTGCAAGTCCATCACTATCTAATTATGATTTACTTTTTAATGGTGGCACGTATACTTATGGTGGTGAAACATACCATTTAGATGGGTTAAAATTATATCTTATTTATTCAACTTATGCTAGGCATTTGGCTAACTCTAATGTTATTTCAACGGCTACCGGATTAGTACATAAAACTAACCAATATAGTGAAAAAGTAGAAGAAAAAACAATTTCTAGGTTAGTTTCACAAGCAAGGAGTGGTGCTACATTTTGTGAAAATAATATTAAGGATTATTTATGTAGGTTTGCATCTACATACCCTATTTATAAGAAAGAAAAACAAAAATCAACAGCATTTAAAATTAGAAATATAGGCTCATGAATAGTGAAAATCTTATATTGCGTACAGCTACGCATTCCCCGTTAACTACTAAAGGAACTTACCTAGATGTTTCAGATTTTGATAATAATAACATCAATATTTATGAGGATTTTGTAAGCCTTGCAACATCAGAAGAAATTGCAGATTATAATGTAGGTACTACATACGATAATACACTTGTAAAATATTGTACATATAATGGTAGAACCTATAAATATATTAATGCAAGTGCAACAACGGGAAATTTACCAACAAATACAAGTTATTTTATAGAGATATTCCCAACAGAGTTAGCACATCAAAAAAATAAAGATACTATTTTAGATGAAGGTGGAACAAATGAAGTTTCAGCTAGTGAAATTAGGAGTTTTATAGATGCCGGTTTAACATCTACTACCAATTTATCTATTTCCGGCCATACAGCAAATTCACTAGTTATAAATTCATCAACGGGAACGGATGTAACTTTACCACAAGCTACTAATTATGCATCCGGATTATTAACAGCTACTAATAAAGTTAAATTAGATAATTTAAGTGGCATAAATAGTGGGGATCAAACACTAGCCTCATTAAATGCGGAGGATGTTGATAATAAAGCAACAGATTTTAGTGTAATAAATAATGTTAAATACCCAACAACAGAGGCTGTTGATGCTTATTTGAGCACACAAGTACCTACATTAGTAGATACAGCATTAACAAATTCCGATGTTATACCATACAAAACTATTTTATTTGCTATTTCACAAGGTGGAACTTCCGCACCAACTATAGATTTTAGTTATACAAATGAAGTTACACAAACATTTACTTTTTCTAGAACTGCTGTAGGTACATATAGAGTTACTGCATCTAGTGCTTTGTTTACTGCTAATAAAACATTTTCTACATTAGGTGGAGGTGGCAATCCTTATGCTTTGTATGGAGTATATAGATTAAGTGATACTATTTTAGAGTTAGTTACTTTAGATGTATCAACATCTGCCGGTATAGATAATGCTTTAGGTGAAACTATTTTAGAAATTAAAGTGATAAAATAATATGAAAAATTGGGCTTTTAGTTTTGGTAAGTATTTTTTAACCGGCATAATTGCGTTTTTTTCACCTATATTTTATGCTTTTTTATTAGTAGTTATATTAGTTATTGTTGATACTATTACGGGTATAATGAAGGCCGGAAAATCAAACGTAACAAATATTGAAAGTTATAAAATGTTTAGGTTTATTCCTAAATTAACATTTTATTTATTACTTGTAATTGTATCACATTCAGTTAATCTATATGTAGATAATCAAATACCATTTGTTAAACTTGCAATAATTGGTATTTCATGGATAGAAATTAAAAGTATAGATGAAAATTTTAGGGAAATGTTTGGTTTTTCATTTATTGATAAAGTTTTAGAAGGTATTAGAAGTTTAAATGATATACAAAAAAGACAAGATGAAAAGAATAGAAAGAATAAAAGCACAAAGGCAAAAATGTTGGGTTAAAGTGGGTAAAGTAGGTGTAGCACTTACAATAGTAGGAGGTGTTTTAGTTAAACCGCTACCAATAGTAGGAGGTGTTTTAATGACAATAGGAGGCACAATTAAATCTGTTTCACATTTAGCTGTTGAATAATGGAAAATATTAGTAAACACATTACATTTTTAGAGGCTACACAATCCCCTACAGCTACAAAAAGAGGCATTAAAAACATTCCTAATCCGGATGAATTAGATTCAATGAAATTAGTAGCCAACTTAGTGTTTGAACCTTTACGTGAATGGTATAATGAACCTATTGATATAAACAGCTTTTTCAGAAATGAGGCTCTTAATCATGCTGTAGGCGGTGTAAAATCCTCTCAACATAGATTAGGTAAAGCTATTGATATTGATGCCGGTAGTGTAGCTGAAAATAAAAAATTATTTGATTGGATTAAAGAGAATGTAGAGTTTGATCAGTTAATTTGGGAAAAAGGCGGTGCTTGGGTTCATGTTTCATACAATAAAGACAAAAATAGAAAACAAGTTTTATCTATTAAATAGTATTGATTAATAGCACTTTATAAATATTGTGCTATTTTTTTGCGAAATAAAGTAAACTTTCTACACTATAAAGTTGTTTAATTAGATTTAGTTTGTATATTTGTAGAAACAAACTTATAAATTATGATAGAATTGATTACGGGGCTTTTAATATGTTACGTATGTAATGTATTAGAAAAAGAAAGAAAACAACG